GGTTTTACTAACTTGCTACTACAAAGATATCCGTCTCCCGGGTGGCAACCAGCTTTTGCACGAGAACCAATATACCACTTCAATGTGGATAACTCGGTCCACTTATACACAAAGGCTATTGTTGGCTTCATATTGCATGTTCTAACCATTGTTGCCAGGAGCCTGGAAAATTACTTGGTGAGTAAATCAGTGGCGGATCCAGCTGAATAAATGTTTTTGACACGACAAGATTTCCCATCCCAATTTTTGAAAATACGTGAGTGAAATGCGGGTCGCAAGGATACAGTATCATTGTTCCTCTAATTGGGTTAAACCCGAAATTGTGCGACGGGAATTCCATTTTTCCACCGTACACTTCAAATTCTCCATCAAATGGAACATTGTCGTTGTAGTCACATAAAAACACCAGCGCCGTGATATCCCTATTGTGCACTCGCAACCACTTATCCTTAATACGAACTGAGTTATCCGAGATAGCAGTTGGAGATACGGTTTGGTCGGACCATAGGACACGTGTGGGCTCAGTGTGGGCAAATTTTGCTTGATAATGCTGTTCAATTGCAGGTTGGTGGGCAGACAGTGCTTGTTGGATCAGCATGTGAGACAACTCGGTATGCTTCGCTGTCATTATCGGCAAGTTTGATTTATCTACATCTAAGTAGATAAATTCAGCAGAATCAACAATTTGCTCGCACTGAAGTGGTGAAATTGCTTCGTCAATAATAAAAAATGGAGATCTGATTGTCATCTTGATAGTTTTGAAGTGTGGTACTGACTGAAGATTTTATTTACTTGGTTTACGTAAGGGTAGATCTTTTTTTCAAACACTTGGGGTTTGAAAAGTGTTTCATTCCCAATTAGCGTTACGATATTTTCAACAAGAATACCTGTCATCTCATACAGCATCAGGCTATACGTAGTCTTCTGTAGGAAATAGTCCACAATCCAATCTTCTTGCTTCTTCTTACTTGCTGTCTTGAAATCAATAATTGCTGGCTTACCTTTCCAAATTCCAATTAAGTCTACTCGGCCTGCTGTTTTGAGTTCGTGAGAGACCAAACACTGCTCATTGCACCAGATTTCTGTTAGGTTGGCAATCAGTTGCTTCTTAATTTGTCGGAAGGGAATGGCAATTTCTCTAGGTTGCTCTTCTTCCAACACAAACGTCTGATCATTCAGCCAATCGTCGAGAGGTTGATGCACAGCTGTTCCACGATCAGTTGCCTGCTTTGTTACTTGTGCAGCTTTGTTGAAACCAATCTCCTTGCGCCAAACATTTAGCCCCTCTTGCTTGTCAGGATTGGATTGCCCAATTACGGTCGTAACACTAGGGTACCAAACATTGTCGGCCACTTTATACGATCTCTTGCCGTGAATTGATGTTTTTGATTCGAGCTCAACGGCCCAGGTTGGTGGAGGTTGTCGTGGTATCAAAATATAAGAGAGGAAGGTCTTCTCTTATCTATGTTAGTTAAACTGGGGGCAATAATTTTAGGCTATTCTAAATTCATTCCTAGACTCCTGCCTGCTGCTTTGCAGACCGGAATTTTGCAACTCGGGCAATCAACCGCTCGTTTTTCTTCTTTTCTTTTTCTGCTTCTTCGAATTCTTCCATGTCAGCAATTTCTTGCTGGGAGCTAATTTCTTTTTCTTGCTTTTGGTGCTCGACGTTAGTCATTTTTGATTCTGCGTCTGCTGTGGCTACTTTTGCGTTTGCTGTTCGAGCTTCTGTCTCTGCTTTCAGCAAGTTGATAACTTGTTGTAGTAAGTCTACTGTACCTGATTGCAAATCTGCAGCGTCTGCAGGTGGCGTTTCTCCCATTCCGGCTTCGTCGCCTTCTTCGTCTTCAAGGTCCAGATCCATATCTTCAACGTCTGTTTCGCCGTCGCCTTCACCATCAGCTGGTAGGGTTTCTTCTTCGTCGCCATCCGCTTCTGGTACTGGTGCTTCATCTTCGGTGATGGGTTCATCCCACTCAACGTCAACGATGTCGTAGTCCTGTTTTAAGAGGTACAACACTTCGGCAATTTCTTTTGGGTTTTCTGTATCGGACAGCAATGAGTTTAACCGCGATTCGAAATCATTCGCTTGGTCTCGCTTGACGGTTACCTTAATGATCTTGCCATCAGCATCCTGTAATCCAAACGTCGACGTATCGAACTTGTCGTCCGTCTCCGCACGCTTGACCGCATTACTGACCTTGTCATTCGTATCGGCTACGATTTTTGAATTCTTATCTGACGTCATTGATGGTACAGCACCATCATATTCAAATAAGATTGCTGTTTTGACATCAAATGTCGCAATGTTGCTTTCTGATAGCTTTAGCTTTCGAACTTTCGGAGGTTTCGAAAGTCCAGGGCGGCGTTTAACGGAACTGTGTGCCATAAACGGGTTGCCCGCAATGCTTGAGGTTGCTATTGACCCAGCTGCGGCGATTTCTAACAAAGCGGTGAGTTTCATAATATTTTATTGGCAGTATGTGTTATTTATCACTCAGTAAGGTCAAGTAGGTCATTAATCGACTTTTTTGCAGGTTGACTATCCTTTCGAGCTCTGCCAAATCCTGTAGATTGCTCATTATTATTGAAAATTCGTAGAGTTTTAGCGTCCCATCCGATGTTAACGATACTTCCGACCCCATCCGAACTACGAGTTTTTAGAAATTGAAAACCTATTTGACCGGCAGCGCGCATCGCATCGGTCAGGTGAATTGCGAGCGTCCAATCCGAACTACGTATTTTTTCCGCCCCACCAGCCTGGTGGCTTTGATCATATACCTCGACAGATGCTGCTCCCTTTGTTAACTGGCTTGCAGTCAGTCCAATCATATCATACTCGCCAAGTACGTCGTAGAACTCTTCTGTGATAAATTTGTCCCGAGTACCGATGTTCTCCGCCGACACTTGTTGGATCGGATGCATTTTATCCAAGTAATCCAACACAATGATATCTGGAATCCACCCCTTTTGAATTTCAATTTCTTTGATTAGTGCACGCAAGTCGTTTGCTGTTGCACCAAGACGCAACTTTTTGATAATTATCTCGCCGGTTTGCCCAACAAGCCCGTTTATCGCTGCCTCAGCAAGTTCCGGGTGACGACCAAGCTCAGTCGAGCTCTTTCTTGACACAATCATTTGCGCGCGCTTATCGATCATTGGTTCGCTCAATTCAAGCGATACGTACAGCGCATTGAGAAATTTCCCATTCAATCCACGCTGCTTGAGCATGTTTAGCGCAAAGTTCAGGATCGTGACACTTTTACCGCCACCTGAAATTGCAAGAACGAGCAACATTTCTCCGCGAGCAGGTCCTCCGTCCATTTTTTGATCGAGTGTTGGGTATCCAGTCGAATACCGAACCGCATTCTCCGTTGCTCCCTGACGATCTTCGATATTCTCGAAGAATGAAATCCCGATGTTGGAGTCAACCTTTATCGAGATTGCATTACGAACCAAATGCTCTAACTGGTCGTACTTCTCGTCCATGATCAGCCCCGGAGACTTTTCTAGGATGATGTTGCGAAGTGCACTTTGTCTGCAGAATGTCTCGATCTGGTCTTGCGTGTACTTTAATTCAGCCGGCTCTAATGCTTTGACCTTTTTTAGTGTATGCTTGGTTTCGCTCTCAACAATCTCACCAGATGGAATACCGTTGTATTTGTTGTGGTAGTCTTTGATGAATGTGATTACTTTGCGATACTGAGGGTCGAAGTACTCAGGTTGGATTATGGTAAGGGTTTTGGTGAATAGCTTCGCATCTGCCATCCACAAAGAGATGAGCAGTTCTTGCTGTTTAGTGTCTAACATTTATTAGTATATTGTGAAAGGTTTACGAAGATCGTCGATTATCGATGAGTTTGCTACAATCAGCTGCATGTTGTCAACAACAAGGTCACCTAATCTAATTGTGGAATTCTTAATCAGTTTATTGGTAACGATGTCTCTGGCTGTAGACTTGTCAGCCATTGCCATTGGCCAAACAATCGTCGGAATTGAAGTGCCGGTTAGTTGAATCGTTGTTCCTTTTTGGAATACAGATGACGGAAGCGAAGCAGAGTATAGGAAAAACGGCTTTTCTGCAACAAGCACACGATACTGTGCCCACGAAGTCCCGCCAACGGGAGAGTTGCTTTTGGAGTGACTCTTGAAAGTTAATGTATTTTCAAACGATGCTGTCGAGTTCAATCGTCTTGATGATAGTTGTAAATTGAATTCTGCAGTGTCAAGATCGGCTCCTATTGTAATGATATTTGATGTCAGTAAATTCGGAGGAATCCATGCCGCTGTAGATGTGGTCACCAGCGGTGCAGTGTAGTATTGATTATCCGTGATCATGACTACTCCTGTATGTGGCGTTGTTAAGTCAATAGTAACACTATCGGAGGTTTGGTTGACTACTTTAAATCCAGAATACTTGATTCGACTCAAACCTGCAGGGGTAATAACTTGAATGAACACTTCAATAATCAAAGACCCAATATGACCAAACTTGTGGGAGACAACTAGCAATCGTTGAGTTATGAAGTCCTCTTTGTAAATTACTGGAGTTTGAGCCCAGGTTAGCTCACTTCGGATTGTGACATCCGCTGTAGGATCAATCGTAATCCGACCAGTACAATTTACCGTTAGCGTGCATCTGTCAAAAAATGACAATGCGCCTGGAACGATTGTTCGGTAGTCAGCTTTGCCACACACGCTGCACTTGAAAATTTTTTGCTGATTTGCGCGCTTGTTACTCATGACAGTTGATCCAGCAGGGTATCGAATTTGGGATATGCCACTGTTCGAATTGCAACATACTTACTAACCCCAAACAAGTGCATTGGCGTTTTTGATGCTGTTGCGTATTTCATGTTCGTCACTTGACTAAATCGATCAGTTATGATTTGCTCGAGCAACAGAGGTTCCAATGAGTTGGCTATTGAGTCGGTCCTATCAAATACTGTTGGTCGCCAATCATATCCATCGAACGGCAGCACGTAAACACTAGACTGCGACTGCACCCAGTCTACCTCTATCGATTTACTGAGCACTCCCTTGATTCCTATCAACTTTTCAATGATCACTTCAGTGGTCGTATGAGTGTAATCACGGTGCCGAACCTTTACTACCGACATTACCTTGGCACAGGGTGGGCGATACTTGATCAAACAAAGCTCCTGCCCAACTGCCTGACTGCAGTTCTCGCGAATAAATTGCTGCTGAGATTGAGATAGGTACACGTGTTAAGTTATGCTATTAAGGTATTTAGCTAAATAGCGGATAACTATTTTGTTACCATTATGAAATTCTCACAATATCTATATGAAGGCATTCGTACTGCGGATTTTGAGCGAGCTGTTGCTGCAATCGTATCATACCTGTCAAAGACCTTGGGAACGCTACACAAGTACCCGTCAATTGAGACATACAAAGGTACACAGGGAAGTGGGATTGGTCTTCGGTACTTTGTACAAGACGGGACAAGTATTCGATTCAACTGGACATCCACAGCTGCATCATCCAAGCTAGATTCGATATCGATGTGGGACGGATCTACCAAATACCCAAATTATCAAATCCGTGGTATTGGCGATGTTCCACTCGGTCAATTATCACTTGCCAAGATTCTACCAACACTTGCAAAGGCACTAAAGAATCCAAAAGTTGGTGAAGTTGAACTTTCAGCACAGGAGTCTACAGAAGTTTATGCCGAACTAGATAAACAGCTCACGGAGAGTGCACTTAAAGAGGATGCGTACGACGATGTTGTAGACGCGATCGAGAGCGGTCCAGTGTCTGGCTATACATTTGCGAAGATGGGACGGAATCAAGAGCGAATTTTCAAAGAATTGTTTTCAACATATAAGGATCTGTTCACTACGAAGACCGATGGTGTAGGACGCATGCGGTATACGCTGGCTGGTGATATTGAAGATTTTGATAGAGAGTCGATAGTTAATGCAGTACTGGGTGGCCAGGTTAAGCGGGCGCGGCTGGGATTAAGTATCTCTCCTGGAGGCGACGAGGATACGGTGACGGATGCAGAGTTGCAAGCGCAACGGGACTACCCAGCAGCACCAGCTCGTCTTCCGTACGAAGAGCAATTAGAGGATATGAAAACAATCATTAATGCTGTTGCGAAGGGTGCGAGTAATTTTGCAGTTATTCTCGGAGCGGGCGGATTGGGCAAGACGCACACCGTTGAAGAGACGCTTAGTGAACTAGGATTGGAAGATGGTAACGGCTACTTTAAAAATACATCAAGCGGGTCTGCAGCTGGACTATATAAAACTCTATTCATGAATCGCACAGGGATTGTTGTGTTAGATGACTGCGATACTATTGTGTCAACACAAGAAGGTCGCAATCTGATGAAGGCTGCACTTGACACAAAGAAAAAACGCAAACTCGTTTGGGCAAAAGCTGCGTCATGGCTGTTTGATCCAGCGAACGAAGAAGAAATGGCTAAAGCAATGGACTCAATCGCGGTTGGTGAAGAGCCTGAAGTATTCCCACGATACTACGATTTTGAGGGACGAGTGATCATGATCAGCAATTTACCAGCTGAAACACTCGATCCAGACGGGGCTCTTGCTACTCGTGGATTTATTCTCACACTAAATCCAACCAAGGATGAAGTGTTTGCTTTCATGCGCAAGATCGTCAAGAACTTGAAGACAGAGGGTGGCGATAGACAACCAACTGATGCTGAGCGTATGGAGGTGATTGACCTCATCGAGAAGCAGCCAGGCGCAGCTAACTTGCGTAAGCTGGTCCGTGGCCTGAATATGTGTGCTTCCGGCGTGCCAAATTGGCAACGAATCGTTGAACGATACGTTTAAGACGCCGCAAAATAGGTGTGTGCTTCAAGGTCCTTGTTGGGCACGCCAAATATCCGCAATGCTTCACAGAGGTTTACTAACGTAAACCCTGTCGTACCTGACGTGTTCACGAAGTGTGGCAGCTGTTCTTCCAGCATATCACTGTCATCATCAATGATCACGTACCCAGCAAGTATGTCCCTGACTATGTCAAGATGCGCCTCGATTTCGTCTCCACGTACAGACCCCACTCCACCTCGACCAGTCTTGCCGATGAATGGAGCATCTTCCCAGCCGTATGATGCAAAGATATCGATAAACTCTTGTAGAGAGTAGTTCAGTCTCCACGTGCTTGATACGACGATTTTAGCATCGGTTGCATCAACCAAAAACTTCAACAACCCAATAGCAACAGGGTCAAGGCGGTCCGTCTCACTGTAGATTGTCTTGGACGGACCGCGTAGATGATGGAAAGCGATGGTAGATGCGACGGAGTTTAGTACTCCGTCGATGTCGAGAAACACGATGTTCATATTACTTACCAGCAGCAATCAGTTTGCGTACATTATAAACGTACGTCGCGGCGCCGTTCGGAGTCAGTTTCAGTTCAGCAATGAACATATCCTGCAGCTGACGTGAAGTCGCAGTGGGGTTCGCTTTGACGATGTCGATAGCATGGCTCTGCTTCGAGGCTGGACGGACATATTCCTCTGCGTGCTTTTCAGTCAGTGCACGAACTTCAGTCCGACTCGCCATCCTCCAGTCGACGCGCTTCCCTGTCGGAACTCGCGAACTAAACACCGAAAAATACTGTTCGGTACCACGCTGGGCATCGCGAATCGCTCGATGCAAAGCAATGTCATCCGTCTTTTGGTACTGTACGACAGCTTCACGAACAAAGTTGATGAAGTAGATTTTCGCTTGAGCTTCGAACTGAGTGTACGTCAAGTCTCCAGTGATCTCGAACATTGCACGTTCGTAACCAGCTTGGTCAGTTTCAAAGTCCTCTGCAGCAGTGACGGCACGTGTGGCGTCATTAACGTCGATACCTTTGTCGCGGAGCTTGGAGATAACGTCGAAGATTTCCATTTTTAAGTCCTTTAGTGAAGAGTGTTAATTATAACCGATAATCGTGATTTCGACAACACAGTGTTACTTAAAAAGCAACACGTTGTACAACTGTCTGCTTGACATCGTTATAGACGGTGTGCTCTTTCACCGTGAACGCTGCGGGAGAGTACTGATCCGACACGTCGCAGAAGCGACTCGTCCACCACGTCAACTGATCACCAGATTCAGTTTCCAGTGTGACCAACACACGTGGCTGACGAGGATAGACAAATTCATTCCAACCAACGTGTAGACTACGTGTTACACGCACAGGCACTTTTTTGATTCGTTGACCAACTTCCCCAACGTGTTTGCTAGTCATCTTCGCAGCTTCTTGACGAGCAATCACAGCAAACACAGAGGCGATCGACTCAACCTGACGAGGTGTCAGAGATCCCCAGTGAGCGAGTTGTTGTTGCATCGAGGTCAGGAATGAGTTTTGACCAGTGTACCCGCTCAGCGCTTTCACCAATTCTGCGTGCTGCTCTCTCCAAGAGGCAGTGGACTCCCGACGGTCAGCTTGGCGAGCTTGGCGCTCAGCTTCCCATCGAGCTTGACGGGCTGCACGACGTTCTGCGACTTTCACAGTACGACGTTCGCGAGCATTTTGCAAACGCACTTCACGGAAGTTTGCAACCACACCACCAGTTTTTGCAACGCAGTCACACCCGACAACAAATGACTTACCGTTCTTGTCATTAATCACGAATTCGTACAAGATCCCGGTACCACAGTAGTCACAAGTACCACCAGGCTTGCGACCGACACCAGGCATTTCGAACCAGTTTTCACGGCAACCTACGCAACGGAAAGGAGCATAACCAAGACCTGCTTTTTCAAAAGGGTGTGTGGATGTAGTCATTTTCAGTTCCTTGTTTGGTTGCGTTGAGTCAATTATCTACCCTAATTCAATTAAGGTCAACAGTTTAACGCTTACCAGTGAATTTTGCTATGTAATAACTGGCATTTGCGACGCTGATATTCAATTCCGATGCAATCCGCTTTGCGATAGCGTAGTTGCTCAGTGTCCCATATGCATTCAGGCGATCGAACGTCAACCGAGCACTGGCTTGCTTGTCAGTAGGAGACACAACAGAGTAGTGTTTGGTAGGAGCAGCAGGAGTGTATGTACGCAGCAAAGTAGCTGGGGCAACAGGAGAGACGAAGGGAGCAGAATCAACCCAATAAAAAGTGATGCGCGACTTACCACCAACTTTCCACGAATCATGCAACACACCATTGATGATTGCAAATGCGTGTCCACGCTTCAGACCGTACACACGACCTGTAGGATTTGCAGCAACCAGTTGATTCAGTGTCAGACCAGCACCATCTTTACGAGTGGTGCGACCGATCAGATCGTAGATAATGTGGTTTTTGGTACCGTGACCGTCACGACGACCGAGCTTCTTGAAAATGCTGTGAGCTTCGTTATACGGAATGTCCTTGAACAGAGCGTAAGCGCGGACTGCACAGTCAGTGTGCTCGGCAAAACCAGAGCTACGCATTCCACCATCTGTTTTAACGAATTGCATATTGTGTCCTGTCTGTGCTGTTTACCGATAGGGTAATTATCCCCCACTTTTACAAAAAGGCAACAACAAAATCCGGAACAAGTCCGGATTTTTAGGTGTAATTTTAACGAAATTACGGTTGATTGAGATGCTTTTCGAGACCAGCTCGATCAGTCATCGCCATCAATCGTTTAACGCCTGTCGCTTTGTCACGGAAGTGTGAGATTGGGTAAATTGCCATTTTGTTGTAGATTGCAGCAAGAGCTGATTTTGACAGTGTACCCAACTGGTGGGCGACAATTGCATCGGGTCGGCTTCCAGCAAACGAGGCAGTGAATGCATTTGCTGGAACAATACTTGGTGCACGTGATAGCACTGGACCACGGGCAGCCTCAGTGGTGATTTCGCTGATTACCTCATACCGACAGGTTCGGCCTTTAGTGTCTTTGTAGTCCGTTGGAATCGACACAACGTCGGCGGGATTGATTTTTAGCACCACGATGCGGTCCCCGTTCGAAGCATTGCCGAACGATTTCAGATAATCATATGAACAAAAATGCAACCCTCTTGAGCACGTGTCGTCGTCGTTCGGATTAACGCTCTCTCGAGGCATGGATATGATTTTCCCAACACTGTTATCGATTGTGTGAGTATAAATGTCGGTCCCATCTTTGGCGATCCTTTTGTATGCGAGGAAGTGCCCATCTTCGGTGATAGGCAGTTGGCCGACCTCTAGGAATTGATACAACCGTGCTGCAATCGACTTTTTCGGGTTAGAGTACAGATTGTCCAAAAATTTAAGGA